TAACATAGAAAGTAAATCCTCTTTCAAATTGAACACCTCCAACACCACCAGAAGATAAATTGGCAGTTGCTGTAGCATTACTACCTCCACCACCAGTTATAGAAACTTGAGGAAATTGATATCCTCCACCACCATCAATAACATTAATTGCTGATACAGATCCATTTGTCAATACACATTGAAAAGATCCAGCAGTTAAAGGACCACTACCAGTATCAGTAACTTGGACAGATGGAACGGATGTATAACCAGATCCACCATTTGTAATTGTAAAACTTTGTATTGATGCTCCAAGTTTACATTTATTTGGTGCTTGTTCTGCTTCAATTACAGTTACTTTATCCCCATCAACAAATGGATGATTTGTATATGTAATTCTATCATTTGTTGCTCCAAGATTACCAGCAACAATATCAAGAGTTACTGGAATTGTTGAAAATCCAGCTGTACTAGAGAGATCTGTATAATAATTACTACCTCCACCAGATCCAGAAACAACAGATCCCAAAGCAAGAACAACACCGTTATCAGCTACTTTATTATCATCAACTTTAAGAATAGGAACGATTGCTCCAATCGGAAAAGTTGATGACGTAAATGTCACTTTATCTGTTAGATAATTAGAACGTGTGGATCTTGCCATCTTGTTTACTTATGCTTTTATTAAAAAATCTACCATAATGAATGGAGCGATCAAACCATCTAATTTCGTGTCTGTCTCTGGTTGAACATTTACAGTGGCAGACATTCCATCAGTACTTACAAAGAACTCATTAGTATTTAACGTATAAGCAGTTGGTGTAATTGTATAACTTATGGTGTGAGTGTGCTCTGTTGGATCTTCTTCATAATCAAATGCTTCGGTTGTTTCAACAATGTTTGAAACTTGAGGATATGCTGGTGTTGTTCCATCTATAGCAGTATCAAATGGTAAAACATTACGAAGGGAAGAGTTGTGTGAATAACCATTATCTCCAGATTGTGGAATATTATCATCTCCAACTCCTTCAGCACCTTCAACATAGTTAGCAGAAACTGTTCTACTAGAGGCAGCACATCCCATTTGAAATCTACCAAGTAAAATAACGTTGACGTAACAGGGACCCTCTGGAGTTGTATTAACTGGATAAGATTTTCCAGTTGGAACTAAACAGCTAGTAATAAAACCAGAACAAGAACCTTTACATATTCCATAATATTCAAAGGTTGTTCCTGTGCCACCACTAGTATATGCTCCACTGTTCCAGGTTTCAGATTGTGCGTAAAATTTACATGCTGGTTGCTCACCAGTAGCATCAAACCAATTTCCAACACCAATAGTGGATGCGTTTGTATAATAATTTAATTCAAATACATCACTTCCTCCAGCTCTTTTAATTCTACATCTATATGTTGTAGTATAGTGAGCATGAGGTTGAAATGCTGTTGCTGGGACAATTTCAACATCTGGTGCTCTTGGTTTTGTAAATCCAACATTTCCTCTAAGATCTACAGACAATGGTGGTATTCTAAATTGACCAGATAAATCAATGTTGACGGTTGTACCAACGTTTGATGTGGCAGATATAGCAACACCAGATCTATCAATTGTCAATCCAGTTCTACTAACAACTGTACTATCATTAATAACACCTTGGTCTGAACCACTACTTGCTTTAATAAACTTAGATCTTAAATCTGGAACTTGAAATTGATTTTCATTTAAAGTTATTCCTTCTTGTTTGAACGCACAAGCATCACCAGTTCCCAAAATCTCAGCAAGGGCTGGGTATGTGTTGGAGTTGTAGATACTACCATCACATCTTAAATATCCAGATGGAAGAAGTGTCAAGCTAAGTCCTAATTGAGGATCATTGACATCAAGTTCTCTTGGAAAAGCTATGATTGTTCCCGTCGTTGTTCCTAATTTAGTTCTTTCTTGATTTAAAAATACTGCCATATTAGTATGCCCTTATAATCATTATGATTGTTTGAGATGGAGTATTTGTTTCCATTTGAAGGTTTAATGCTTTATCAATACTAGAAACATTTACTGTGTATGATTGGATATTATTGAGTGCTATATTGGTTGGTGCTCTCAATCCAGAACGTGTCATACTAATATCAAAACTAAAATGATTGTGTGCTGCTAGACTTGCTTCGGTAAAACTTTCTCCAGCATGGCTAAGATTAGTTGGATATGTCTCAGTGGTATCTCCATTTAGATAATTTGGTCTACCTAAAAGACTTGGATAAGCGATTGGAAATGTTCCTGTATGTGCTACTTCTTGGTGATTGTAGTTATATGTATCCGAAAAAGCACCAGTGTATGCTCCAGATGATGGAATATTTCTAGTTAATCCAACAGCAGGAATTGTTGCTTGTTGGAATGTCTTTGTAGTATCAGTGAGAACCATTGTATTCTCATCATAATAAGTAATTGGACCATATCCGTTCGTCCAAACATCTGGTCCATCAGCAGAAGTAACGCCAGTCAAGTTTGCGGATTCATAGTTTGGAGATCCAGATACTTGATAGGTTGGAGCTTCAAATACTTGGACATATCTACCACTGGTTACAGCAGTTGTATATTGTCCACTATGCTTGTGACCTGGAGTGTGATCAATACCTAATTTTCTACCGACAACATAATATGTTTTAGACCAAGTTGGATCATTTAAACTAAATTCAGTAATTCTTCCTGCCATGTTGTCAATTGGATCCATCTGAAAAATTAAATCAGTATCAGCACTATAAAGTGCTGGGGGAGTAACTCCAGTTCCATCTTCAGATATCAAACCACCAACAACATCATAAGCATCTGATTGATTATATTGATATTTTGTTTCAAGTAGATAACTTTTTTCAAGGTCAACCATCGCCCTACCATTTAGGTTTGGCACTCTAAAAAGATCGCTTTCTTCAAAATCAGGAAAATTTCCTTGAATGGCATCTTCAGTTGGTCCATATGTATTGCCAAGAATTGAAGCTAGCAAAGGATATCTCTCTGCTGGATATGTAGATCCGTCACATAATATCCACCCATGTGGAACACCATTTGGGTTATTTCCTGTGATAGAAGAGCTACCGCCCCAGGGCATAATTGTGCCAACAGGGGCGCTCTTCATTGTTTTTAGACGATTGTAGAATGCCATCAGAGTTCAGTCAACCACCAACCTTGATACGTAGCAGGAATAAAGTTATCTCCATCAGTTTGTCCAACGTAAATTAGACCAAATGAAGCGTTCTTATTCTGAACTACCAGTTCTCCAGAAGCATATGGAGTTGATAGACCACCTAATCTAGTTCCTTCAGTATCACCTTGAATTGCTACTGGTTCACCTCCAACAATTGGAGCACGAATTACAAGAGAATTGTTATATGTTAGTTGTCCACCAACTTCTGTAATTCTAATCGTATCTCCAGTCTCTGGATTAGATGGTAGGGTTAGAACAAGAGCACCTGTAGAAGGAGCTACTGCTACAATATAATTTATATTGACTTGAAGAGTGGCATTTGCGTTCACAAACTTAGTAATATGTCCACCATTGGAATTCTTCCATCCTTCATATCCAAACGCATCAACAGAACAATCTTGCCTGATTGTAAAGTTCTTCGTTCCACCATCTCCAAGATTTCTTACATCTAGGATTTTCTGAGATTGAGCGGCAGTGGTAGAACTAATACCAGCAACATCTAAGAGGCGACCAACAAATGTATCGCCAAAGTTTGGTTCTACTCTAAATGTTGGTAGGAAAGATCTATTGCTAAACTGAATTGCGTCTGCTTCCTCTACACATGTAGTTGGGAATACTCTAAACTGTCCACTGATATCAGTAGCAGCATTGATTGAGAGTTTTCCTCCCTCAAAATGGTGCTCTTCGTTGTTGATAAGATTTATAATTGGAACATTATTATCAGTACCACTGATTCTAAAGTTAGATCCAACAAAGTTTACATCATCATATACTGTTAGACGACCATGATGATAGTCTTTCTTGACTAGTTTTGTTCCACCATCATTTGAAATTGTGCTCGTAACTTCAAACACTTCACTATCAATAACCATGAAGTATTCACGGTCAAGGAAGAATGGAACGAGATCGCTATTAGTTAATCCAATCTCTACATTTGTTCCTCCAGTTGTTCCGATAGCAGATGTTGTGGTTGTTGTTTCTCTGATGAGAACTCTCCATACACTTTCACCGTCTTGGTGTGTTTTAGCAGTTCCAGCAAGAGGAGAACGAGTTACAGGTAAGTAACCAGAGTTTCCAGAAGTTGCTACTGGGTTTGAAGAAATTCTCATGAATTCTTCATTTCCACCAGATCCATAACCAACTAAAATGTAATCTCCATTAGCAAAATCACTGATGTCATCAACTGGAAGTTGAGTCGCACTTGTTGTGATTGCGGCAACGGTGTCAACAAAAGTTGTTGCGATGGAGTTATCAACTTTTGGATCCTTGAAGATTACATAAACAGTAGCACCACTGGAGTGTGCTGCTACGCTAGTTCCAAACTTTGCTCTTTGAGCAAGAATTGTTCCACTAGGATTACCAACAATCGTGTCACCAGAACAAGCATCAACAGAGAAAATATCACGAACTCTATCAGTAATGCTGAATTTTTCATTTTGATTAGCAACAAATGTGATTCCTTCTTGACTTCCAGTTCCAGTAAATGGAACATTCAACGTAATTGTAGAACCACTAATGCTTACAATTTGTGGATCCGTTAATCTAGTTTCTCCAGAAATAATTGGGAATCTATTTTGATCAAGTGTTACAGTTCCACCACCAGTTACGATCTGAACATAATCGCCAACTTGTATGCCACTTGTGTTTGTAACAGCGGTAATTGTTGTTAATCCAGATTGGGCATTACCAATAAACTGTTGTGCCGAAGCAGTCTTACAACCACCCTTAAAGGTTAGTGATCCATTGACAGTTAACTTACCATTTTCACCATTTACAGCATCGTTTCCAATTGTTGTCTCACCAGTAACACTGTCAACAGAGAACAGAACGTTTCCACTTGGGCATCCGCTCAAAATAGAGAATGTCTTATTCTCTTGAACGAGAGTAGAAACTAATTTGAATGCTTCACCTTGATCAAATATACCATCATTATTGCTATCATTGCGATCAACAATAATGTAATCAACACCAGTTCTTAGTGTTCCACCAAATGTTGCTAGATAAATGTTTTCTGTAGTACCAGAAGCATCAATTGATTGCTCAGTCCAAGTAGCATCAAATGCGATGTTACACTTATAAATTGGAGTTCTATTGGTTGGTTCATCTGGATGATTTGTCTTAACTGCTGTAAAGGTTCCCAATGGTCTTCTTTGAACCGTTAGGTAATATGGAGCAGTTTCAGCACCAGCTAATCCACCAGGAGCAACACGTAGAATTTCTGGGTGTGTTCCAGCAACAGAATCAACAACTGTGTCAAGAATTAGATAATCACCTTCTCTAAAGTAATCTCCAGGTGGATTTAGAAGTGGTAGATAGTATAGATCGCCAGTTAGTGCTGGTAGATCAGATCCTTCTGGACCAGCTCCAGGGATTAATTCTTGGAAATCTGTACTGCCCCAATCAGCAGAACCTGCTGTATCCAATCTATTAAAGTTAGGATCACTATCAGGAACTTGAAGAACATTGATTAGATCTACGTTCTGATTAAATGTTGTTGGTCCAAGAATACCATCATCATGAGCAAAAGCGGTAGTTCCTAACTGTGCTCTATTCGCAGTGAATGAGAACGCAGCAACGCCACCACAAAGATGAACATTACCGTTAAAGATAGTTTCACCATCAATCTCTAAACTGTTTCTGATAGTAGTTGTTCCACCCTGACCAGCAATTCTAACCTCTGAAGCATTCAAGGCAAAATCCATTGTCTGGGTATTGCCAGAGAAGAAACTTACAATTCCTGCTTCTGTGCTTAGAGTTACAATTTGTTCTGGATTTGTTCTATCGCCACCAAGAGACTTGAATGAACCAAAGGTTACATCTCCAGCAAACTTGACTTGTTTTGTTTCAAAGTCAACGTAGCTGAGTGATGATAGGCGATCATAAGCGCCACCAATCTTAGTCTTAGAAATAGCAGCATCTCTGTCAATGTTACCAATGAATAGATTACTGTGATTTGCGCTATTACCGATCTTGATAAACTGATCGTTAGTAGCTTTATCTCCAATATAAATCCACTGATTAGCAGTTGTATAGTCACCAATTCTAATTGTCTTAGAGTAACCAGCAAGATTTAATCCACCAGTGTTGTCTCCACCAACAAATGTGCTGTCATTTAAGAGATTAAAGGTTCCAGTAGTAATACCAGTTCTTACTTCACCAGTAGCAGTTCCGCTATCTGTATAGATTTCAATATCTCTTTGGAATCTAGCATCTTCAGTAAATCTAGAATCACCAACAACTACAAGTGCTCTGTTAAGTTGACTATTTGTAACTGACTGATTTGTGTTGATTCCAAGTCTACCTAGGTTGTTACCTCTGCCAGACTCAGAGATAGCAATAGTAGTAGTATCAACTCTTAAAGTGCTATAGTTTGTTGGAGCAAGACTATCACCACCAACCACAAAAGCATCAGAAACAGCATTAAATGTTCTGTTTGTTGGATTTTCATTTACTAAGAAGTTGTTTGGCGACGTGGAAAGAGTTCTACCACTAATGTATGCCTTACCAACAACGTCAAGGTTAGCACGAGGATCTGTTGTAGTTGGATCAACAAATGCGTTATTGTATGCTGTCCACGGAGCACGAGCAACAGTGTTGATGCCCAACTTATAATTTCCAATGGATTCAGTTTCGGTTCTAAGTGCTTCAGCACCAATTACGCCAACTTCTTTCCAAGAAGCATTTGAGAATTCAATACTTGGGAGTGGCGCTCCCGTTGCTGTTCCATCAAGAATGTCTTGCCAATTCTCTACAGCAGCTGGAATTTCATCAATAACTTGGAAGTGAACATAGTTATTAGTTGAAGAGAATGCGTCTCCTGGCTTGTTA